GTCAGGGGTCCAGGAAAACGGGATGGTGGCCATGTCTTGATCCCATGACAGGGCGATCAGGCCGGCGTCATTGTCAAAGTCTTGGATGGCCTCAAGGTTCAGCGTGTTGCGGCGGCGGTAGGTGGGTTGGATTTCGGAGCCGTCCAGGACCTCGATGCGGTCGCCGTCGGAGTCGTGCGATGGCGTGATGCGGACGTTCGTTGGCTGGGTGGCGTAGGAGTCGCCGTCCAGGGTTAGTTCGCCGGCGCGTACGCGGGAGTCTGTAATCGTCATGCTAGTTGGACCTTTCCAGGGTGAGGGTTAGTGCTGGGGCACCGTCGCCGGTACTGCCCAATGTGTAGGTGGATGGTTCGATGCTTGATGGGTCGAGCGCGTCCACCAAAATATCGAGCATGGAGTCAAGCGTGGCTAGTGCGTCAGCTGTGCCAGTGCCACCGGGCGCGACGATATGGATTTGGTGGCGGATGTTGTAATGCCCCATGGTAAGGCGGTCAATGCTGGGCGGGTCGATGACGACGCATGGCGGGTTGACGCTCATAGGGTCATCGGTGACGCGTAAGCCTAGGGCGTTGATTTCGTCCCACATAGCGCCCATGACCGTCGCGTAGGTTCCCATTACTCCACCTCGATCGGGCCGTCAACGGCTGGCGGGGTGTAGCGGCCGATGCGGAGCAGGCGGGCCACCTCGGGATCGGTCCTAGCTGAGATCACGCCACCCATGGAGTCAAACCCTGCCGCGCCTAATGGTGCGTTCCGGCTGGAGTAAAGACGCCCAGCCAGCATGATGGCGCCGGTGCGGGTCCGGTAGTCCCACACTGTCGCGTCGACGTGTGACAGTGAGTTGACGTAATCCGTGGCCGCGTCCGCCGCGTCCTGGAGCCATGCCGCGTCCGCGGAGTCCTGGAGTCGCAGATAGTTGCGGACATCCTCGCCCGTGACTAACGGCTCGGCCATGGTGATCCTTTCGGGTGGGTGGTGCCGGGACTCTCGGGGGTGGGAGTCCCGGCACCTGGGGGCTACGCGTCGCGCTGGGAGGCCCGGAGCGCGTAGCGGTTTGGGGTGATTACGGCAGGTCCAGCGTTGCGACTGCGAGGCCCGCAGGCTGATTTACGACCGTGGCGCAGTACCCAAACAGGCCGGCGTCGATGCCGCCGTTAGCCACATTAGCCACGTTCACGCGCAATGCTGGCGAGAGTTCATGGAACGATGCGGCGGCGCGGGTGCCGGCGATGACCGTGTTAGCGGCGATAAAGTCCGAAACGAAAAGGGACGTATTACCGAACGACCCGGTACCGTCAAACGACAGTGAGCCACCGAGGAAGGCCAAGGCCTCCTGGGTGTTGACCGCTGCCATTGCGGCGTAGACCTCGGTGCTGATACCGATGAACGATGGGGTGCCGATCGGCATGACGCTCATCGCGGCTTGGACGATTGTTCCCAATGGGGTCTCGTTCGTTCCGGTGTTTGTTGCCTGGTCCTCGAGTTCGGTGTAGCAGTACTGATCCGAGAGGCGGGCGTACGACTCTGCCATCGCGGCCCAGTAGCCCATCACGTAGTCACTGGAGCCAAGGTCAAAGAAGGCGCGGTCGATGTCGTGGGCACCGGCGAGGCGCTTGACGGGGACCTCGATGGCCTCGGTCGTCGCGGCGTTGGATGCCACGGCTTCCTTGTCACCGTCGTAGTCGTCAACGGTTGGGGCGACGTTCCAGCGCCATCCTGTGACCTTCAGGGACGTGACGGGGGCACCGGCGGCCACTGCTGGCACGAAACGGCGCTGGTAGTTGATGCCCTCGAAAACGTGGCCGAGCCAGGTGTCGGGGTAAACGTCAGCGTTGGCGGTGTAGGTGATGTCGGTGAGGGCGGCCTGGAGTTGTCCCATCGGGATTTCACCGCGGTTAGCCTGGGCGACCATGGAGGCGGCCTGTGCTGTGGTCAAGCGTGGGGACGTGCGGGCCGCGATGATGGGGGCCTGTGCGGCGGCCACTGCCACGGGGGCGGGGGTTTCCTCAACAGGGGCGGGGGTCGGTTCAGGTGCCACGGCGGTCGCGGCAATGGCGGATGCGGCAGCTGAGGCCGCGATTTCCTCAACCGTGGTGGCTGGGGTGCCGGCGTCGCCGGTCAGGTGTGCGCTAGCGGTTAGCCGGCGCGGGGTTTGGCGCTTGCTCATTTTGTTATCCTTCGGGGTTGGTGATGGTGCGGGCGGCGTCCCATGCGGGAACACTAACGGATGAAACCTCTCTCAGTACTGCCTTACTAACGACGAGGACGCCGTCGCGGTCGGTTGACGCCTGGATGACGTCTACACCGACAGACCAGCCCGAGCGCATATGCGCGGCCTGGAGTTCTGTGTCCCAGTTGTCGGGCGCTGTGAAAGTTCCTACGAGCGCCGCGGGTGTATCGAGGAAGGACTGCCCGTGGCCCACTAGGCGGTTTCGGTCATGCTCCATGAGCCATGCCACGTTTTGGGCGGCGGTGATGTTCACCGAGCCACGGGCAAAACGGGTCGGCCCCGCCGAGGTATTTGCGACACTGTCCCACGGGAGGATCGTGGCGTGAACGGTACGGGCGGGGCCGTCAATGGATGCCACGGGGGCGTCGGAGGCTGTCAAATAGATCGTGGTCATCGGGTCACCGTTCCTGGAGTTCCGGTTTCGCGTCGGCGTAGTTCCTCGATGGTGTACACACCGGACGCGACTGCGACCTGGTACGCGGCCATACGGTCCGCGAACGACGCGCGGAGGATCGTGGAGTCAAGGTCGAACACTGCCATCACACCGGGGCTAGAGATGTCGTCCATGCTGAGTCGTTGCTCGATGGGTGTGGTGTAGGTGCTGAGGGTGTAGTCCGTAAAGTCGCGGCGGGCGTCTTGAAGGTTGTTGTATGTCACCGAGGACCCGGACTGCGAGGCGTCCAGCATGGCCGCGGGGATGCCCATCACGCGGGCCACCTCAGCCGCGGCGTATGCGCGGGCCTCCACTAGCTGGAGGTCCCGGCTGGACCAGCCGTGTGTCTTGACCTCTAGTGAACGGTTTGTGTAGCCCACGCCTGAGAGTTCGCGGGCACGCGTCCAGTCGTCCACTAGCGCTAGGCGCTCCTCGGCGCTCAGGCCATCCTCGGAAAGGTCGTGGAGTTCCAGCGCGGGCAGGGGCACCGAGGCGAAACGGCGGGCCGCGTCCGACAGGGTAAAGGCTGTGCGTAGTTCGCGGGCACCGTAGGCCAGTATTCCTTCGTGGAGTCCGGGGAATACGATCACGTCGGAGCTGCTAACGGGTTGGCCGTTGATGCCTTCCACGATCCCGTCCGTGGTGACGTCCACCAGGTTAGGGTCCACGCGTCGCGCGGCCGTGGGATAGCCCAGGACGTCGCGGTCCAGGATCAGCCAGTAGGCGACGCCATAAAAGATGAGGTCGTCCACGGTCCACGCGATGGTCACGGCGCGGGGCAGGTCCGGGTCCGGTTGATCAAACAATGCGGGCGCGGTTGATAGTTGCGTTCCCTGCCAGGCGAGCAGCTGGGCACCGGCCATTGTCGACGTGATGAGATTACGGCCGCGGGCACAGGCCGGGACCGTCATGGCCATCGGGCGCGTCATGGCCGTCTTGGATATTTCGGGCCAGGTGATGGCGCTTAGAGCATCGGCCACGGCCCAGGGGTTCGCCTGGGGTGGCAGGCTCACGCGCTGGGCGGCGGTGAGTGAGTCCACTGTGGCGGTGAGGCGCTGGGAACGTCGGCTCATCCTGAGAAACCTACCTCGGATACGCGGACCGCTGTGGAGTTAGTGGCAAGACCAAACGATGACGCGGCCAGTAAGCGGGCGTAAAGTGAGTCGGTCGCGCCTTGACCAATGCGGGCGTTTAGCGGGCGTTGTGTTGCGGCGGCGTCTGCGTCCAACCACTCCCGGCCCGTTGTCGCTGTTTTCATTACCGTGAAACGGTAGCCAAAACGCTCAACCAAAACGGAGTCATTTACTGCGACAGTCATCCCGGAGTCAAGGGTGGACGATACCCCGAAAGCGTCCTCGATGCGGATGGTCACTGCGCCGGCGGAGTCAATGCGGGCGCAGTATCCATAAACGGCCCCGCCGCTGCCGACGATTTGCCCAAAATAAAAGAAACGGGACGCCTCGGGCAGGGTCGTAATCTTGAACTGCCCAGAGAAGAAAGCCATACCTGTACTCTGTGCGGAGCGGTAGCGGCTCATCGCGGCTAGTGTCCCGCTAGTCGTGGAATACCAGGCGCCGCCGAACGTGCCCTCTCGCGACATGTCGGACGGGACTGTGCCAGTGGCCCAAGCCGTGCTGAAATCCATTTGCCAGCCCGGCAGTAGGTCGGACGATTTCATCGTCTTAGACCTAGTCGGAAGGTAGACCTGATTACCGTCTGCGTCTATCTGGCCATCCGTTGGCCATGCGCCGGCGGTTTTCGGGCCAATGAGTTTAGCAAAGTTAGTTCCACCCTGGGCGCCGTCATAAGATAAGACCATGTAATCGTTGTTTGCGCCGTTAGCGTTGTTCGGTGTGGTTGCGCCGGTCTGGGTGATGACCTTTCCATCGGCGCCCGTCGATGCGGCCCATTTGATGCCAGCGGTCTGGGTGCTGTCAGCTGTCAGGACGTAGCCATCGGTGCCCAATGTGACCGTGGAAACGGTTGACGCGGCGGACGCGCTGATGATGGCGCCCTTCCCGGTAAGTTCGGTTTTCGCTATTTTCGCGTCCACGGGTGTGGGGTCTACGAATAGTTTGGAGTCGGTGCCCAATGAGGCAAGGTTCCCGGCGTCTGTTGATACGACCGTGGGGCCGGCTGGGCCTTGGATCCCCTGGATCCCTTGGATCCCCTGGGGTCCTTGCGCCCCAGTGGAAAAGACGAAAAGCGAAAGGTTGTGGTTGTTAGAAAAGTTTGATGTCCCTGTGCCGCCACTGGAGTCCAGCGTGACCGGGACCTCGACGTAGCCCGCTTGGACTGTCGGGGTGGCGCTGACCTCCCACCGTTGATAGTTATTTGATACGCCCTCATCCTGGACCACTAACGCGTCGCCAGTTTTGATGAGTCCGAGGATCACGTCAATGTCTAGGGAGCCTTGGGCCAGGTGGCTGATGTTGATTTGGGTGGCGCTGATTTGGGTGGCGTTATTCCAGATCAGGTGCCCAGAGCCGGGGTCGCCGGTCGTGATCGTGGTCTTGGCTTGATAGGGGAAAATCGTGGAGGATGCGCCGTCCACACCGGGGGTGCCTTGTTCGCCCTGGACGCCTTGGATGCCCTGCTCGCCCTGGATACCCTGAATACCTTGGATACCTTGGATGCCCTGGATACCTTGGGCGCCTGTTGCTCCCGTGGCCCCAGCCGCGCCGGGTTCACCCTGGGGGCCGGTCGTGCTGTTTAGGTCGATCCTGATTTCACCGTTAGGCACGTGTCACGTCCGCCGCAATAGTTATGGTTCCGGCGCAGATTGTCCGGGTTGTTGTTTCGTCCTCTTGGATTAGTTCCCAGTCCCAGAACCCCGTGAAACCATCGGTGAAATCCCCGGTGCCGTCCACGTAGATCACGGCCTCGCCCTCTACTGCGTCCGTCAGCTCGATGATGACGGGCAGGTCCTCGATGACGGGTTCCTGTGGTGTGACGCGCACGCTCCCGAGGTTTGTCCCGGTTAGGTCTACGCGGTCCTCGCCCTGGTAAACGACGACAGGGATGGCGACAGTATCGCCGGCATACAGGTCAAGGTCGACCCGGGCAGGGCGATTAGTCAGAACCAACGGGTTCACCACGCGCTAATCGTATCACTACCCGGGGACGTGCCAGGTAGGTTTAGGCGCGGCAGTGCTTGGGCGTGTCGCGCCCCATGCGGCCAGTGTTGCCGCGGTCAATGGGCTAACATCCACACCGTTTTTGCGTGCCCATGCCCAGCGCTCCCCAATGTTGCGGCGTCCAGCTGTTGCCGCGGCGGCGTTCAGGTCATCGTCTGGCCGGTATTTCAGGGCACCAGACCTCACACCATCAAAGATTTGGGCGCACGCGGACGCATAATCCATTGATCCAATGGACTCAAAATCTGCCTTTTCGCGTGTAAGGTCATCGTCAAGTGTCACGGCGGGGCCGTACGGGTTCACAAAAATCCGTCCGCCGTGGCGCTTTTGATACTCCCGGAGCATCGCGGCGGCGTCGCTGGGTGGGCACTGGTTCACTATTTCCACGATCACCACACCGTCAACACGGGCAGCTGTCGCGATTGTCGCGCGGTCACGATCGAGCGAAACGTCAGCTCCCCATGCCAACGTCCCTTCAGGTTTGGCATCTGTCGCGGCGGCCTCCCACACCCCGGCCGGCCAGCCAGCCCCAGACGATGGAGCGGGCCAGACATTGCCGTACGCGCGGGCAAAATCGGACGCGCCCATGCGGTCTAGTTCGGCTTTTAGCGCGTCGTGGCTCACGGTCAGCCCGTAGGCGGGGTGGTATTGGGGCCATGAGTCAGGGTCCAGCGGGTCCAGTTCGGGTGGACAGGACCACTCCAGATAGGCGATAGAGGCGTCTGGGTCCGCGATGCTGGCCCGTCCGCGGTCAATAATGTCTTTTAGAAAGTCGCTAGTTTCGTCGCCGGCCGTTGACGGCCACCAAATCTGACCAAACGGGCGCGTTAGCTGTGTCGGGCTAATGGCCTGGACCAACGCGCGGCCGCGGTCCGGGGTGAAGGCCCACGCCTCGTCGATGATTACCAGGTCCGTGTCTTTTCCGTGGAGCGCGTCCGGCTGGGGGCTGAATACGCGCAGGGTGGAGCCGTTTGGCCAGGTGATGGACTCCGATCCCGCGGACCGGCGCAGGTCAAAACGGCCCGCGAGTGGTGTCCCACCTAGTTCGGCCACGGCGTCGCGCCACCAGTCACGCGCGTCTTGCCCAGTTTGCGCGGTGTAAAACGTCCGAGATTTGGGAAAGGTCAAGCCTCGATGGATCATCGCGGCACTCACGGCGCGGGTTTTGCCGGACCGGCGGGGCGTGGTCACGATGACTGTGGGGTACTGCCACCCTGTCCCCTCGGCGTTTAGCGTCAGGGCAAGGTCCCACAGCTGCGTCTGCCACGGGTGCGGTATCCAGCCCAAACCGTGAGCCAAACGCGTCACCGCCGGCCCTAAGGTCCGCAGGTGTGGTGGTCGCTGGGTGGCGAACCTAGGCGGGGCGTGTCCCGGTTTGGGGAACGTCGGCCGCGAGGTCCTGGAGGAGTTTGTCAAACGCGTCACCTTCACTGTTTGGCACCGGCTGGACGATCTCGTCCCGTAAGGCGCGGAGTTCCTTCATAGCGTTCGCCACTGCCCAGGACGATCCCTCGGCAATGGCGGCCTCCACGTTTGTCGCGCAGGTCCTAAGCATGGCGGCGGTTAGTTCGTCGATGATGTACGGGCCGCCACTTTTCCGGCTATCCCGGATCACCACGTCGACCGCTTTAGATAGCCGGCCTTTTTGTAGTTTCGTTTTCTTGATCTCAAACCCGGGCAGGGCTTTTTGGTCATTTGCCATAGTGTCCGTTTTGTCCCTTTCGTGTTTTGTCCATTTTGCCCCCCTTGGGGGACCGGGGGGGAAAAGAAAATAGTAGAGCGCGGGTTCTTTCT